GGTCGTGGATGATTTCAGAGGCAGGAACCGTCACTTCCTGCTGCACGCCGCTCAGGTTATCCACCTTGAGCGCATAGAAGACCGAGCCGTCCTCGGACACCAAAGGCGTCACGCGGCACGGGTCCAGAATGTAGAGGGCAATGACCACGCCCCGGTTGTCGCGCTGCTTGAGCGCGTAGGTGTTGCCTCGGGTGAGCTTGGAGATCGCCCAAAGCTCCTTGAACTGGATGTGGTTCTGGTAGCGGTTGGGCTTGCGTAGGACCGGGCTAAACGCAGGGCTGGTCGTCTCCGTCCAGATGCCGTCCTCGTCGCGCTCCACCAGGCGCGGGCGTAGCTTGCCCATGTCCTCGGAAATGCGGGACACGCAGGCATAGACCGCGTAGTGCGAGAGCTGGCTATCGACGGTCAGCGGGTCGCTGTTCTGCCATGCGCCCTGGTACTGCTCGCGGATCAGCGACAGCCAGCCACGGTTGCTGTCAACGGGCGAGAGATCCTTAGCAAATCGAATGTCCAGCCCGAAGATGCGCATCAGTCGGCCTTCATGTCCCGACGGCGGTATACGCGGCGCGGCTTCACGACTTCCTCGACCACTTCAGGCGGCACTTCGACCGTCACGCCGGCCTTGTCGGTGTACGTGACGCGGCCGAGCTTGACCAAGACTTTGGCCTCAACGGGCGTCACCTGAAACGAGTCGCCAATGGCCTTGTCACGATATGGCTTGCCGGCGACAGTTACTTCAACCTTCATGCGAACTCCCAAAAAGGCTGGGGGCCCGAAGGCCCCCAGCACACGGGGCTTACTGACCCCAGGTCACCGAGCCGAGGTACGACACAGCAGAGCTGCGACGCTTCGACCAGTTGACAACGCGCTCCGCACGCAGGGCCACCGAGTGGGTCTGGAACATCGACACCATCGTGGTCGCAGTCGGGGTTACCGAATCGTTGGTCGGGTTATCGAGCATCTGGAGCGAGGCTTCGCGCGAGATGTCCACCGTGACCACGCCGTCGTCCGACAGGTAGATGTCCTTCGCGTTCGCAAGGATCACCAGACCGCCCGCCGAACCGGCCGAGTTGTCAAGGTATTCCGACGCGATGACCGGAATACCCATCAGGGTGCCGCCGTTCATGGAGATGCTCGGGAACTCTGGCTGACCCAGCGCGTTCACCATGAGCGACAGGGCAAGCGCCGTGGTCGTGGTCATGATGAGCACTGCCTGCGACGGCGGGTTGTTGGCCGCGATGAACGGCGCGAACAGCGCACGGATGTCCGCACGAACCGAGTCGGCATCCGAACCGCTGGACGACAGCTCCGTGACACCGTTGGTGATCGAGGCCGGGGAGACGCCAGAAACGGCCGCCTTGGTCGGATCGACGAAGTCCTGGTCCATGCGCGCCACCAGCGAATCGCGGAGGCTGTCGCGGACAAGGCGCTCAATCGCCGGATTGCTGAAGCGGATCGAGTCTTCCGTCAGGACCGAGATCGCGCCGACCTTGGCCCAGGTGTGCTGGACGTTGGCGTAGTCGTACTTGGTCAGCGGAACCGGCTTGCCCTGACCCACCCAGTAGCCAGCGCCGCCGGAGGTCTGGCCCGCAACCTGGATGTTGAAGGGCACTTGGCGCAGCGACGGAATATTGCCCGTGCCGAACTTGCCCAAAATGGTCTGCGGACGCAGGTACTCGATGAAGTCGCCCGCGAAGTTCTGGTAGTCCACCAGCGCACCGGCCCACGTCGAGTCGGTCGTCGAGGCCGCCGTCACGTTGGCCTTGATGTGGTGCTCCAGATTGCCATTGCCGCCCAGCGCAGCACGGAGGCCGAGCGCCTTTACGATGCGCTCATTGTCACCGTAGTGGGTCTTGGCGAGGTTGAACGCCTCGCTGGGCACGCCACCGGACGCCGCGATGCAGAGCGCATAGCGGGCGAACTCGATGCCCTTCTCCAGCTCGGGCTGCTTGGCCTTCAGCGTCACGCCTTCGCGGGACTGCTCGCCCTGACGGGCGTTCGCGCCCTGCACGGGAGCCGCCTTCGTGGCGTTTAGCTTTTCGAGCTGACGCAGGCGAACGAGGTCAGCGTCGATGGTCTTCAGCTCATCGGAGAGCGTGTCGAACTCCTCGGCTTCAGCTTCGTCGGTCGAACGGCCTTCGCCAATCGCCTTCTGCATCACTTCGTCCATGCGCGCGGCCTTCGCGGCACGGGTGTTTTCGAGGTCGGCGATCTGCTCGCCGACAGTCTTGGTGGTCATTTACTTGTGTCCCCTCGGGATCAATTTGACGGGGCCCTTGCGGGCCGGTTTGGTTCCCGAATCGCCGGGAGACACGACCGCCTGCGCCTCTTGTCCTGACGCGGACAGGTGCTCTTGGTCGATGGACTTGATGGCGGTGATGACCGCCTCGGAATTGGCTGGGATCGTGACGAGCGACAGCTCCAGCCACTCCCATTCCTTGAAGCGCAAACCGCCGCTCTTCATGCGTTCCACGGCACCGTCGATCGCCTGGAAGCCGATCGAGACCGCCGACACGAGGTTGTATTTGAGCGAGTGGATCGCCTCGTCCACGCGATCCTTCAGGCGCCCCGCTTCCTTGATGACCGGCAGCTCGGCCTCGAACGGAATGCCCTTGGCCGTGGGTTCGGCAAACGTGACGTTGCCGACCGGAGCGGAATGCTGGTGCTGCCACAGCAGCTTCATCGGCAAGGCGAACTTCGCGCCCATTGGCTCCACGATGTCGCCCATGCGATCGGGGGAGGGCGTGGAGGCAATGCCCTTGATGCGCACGACATCGCCTTCGGCGCTCACGTCCTTCACATGAAGGACGGAGTACGCCCGGTGCATCGTCATTTCATGGCTCCAGAAATGCGAAACCCCGCCGTAGCGGGGTCAGAGGAAAAACATCTGATGTTTCGGTCTATCGGGGACGGCGGCGCTCGCGGCACCAATCGCCATCGCCAACGCCACGGCGGCGTCGATCTTGTTCACTGACTTCAGCTTCGAGAGCCAATGGTTGCCCCATTTGTCCTCCTCAGTCACCGCAGACATCATTGCGGAGACAAGGACTGGGTTTTTCTTCAGCCGGATGCGGCCTTCGAGCAGGGCGTCTTCCAACAACCGCACGGAGCCTGGCATCCACAGCCCTTCGGCGGGCTTGCCGGCGCGCTTCGCTGCCTCGGCCATTTTCTCGGTCGGCTTGCCTTTCTTCAGCCCACCCTGTGGGTGCTCCACATACGGGAGCTGCAGGCCGCACTGTTCGGCGGCCTCCTCGAATTTCTTGAAGGCGAAGCGGTCGTAGGCGACCAGCCGCACCTTGTAGTCCCGCCCGTACTCGACGAGGGTCTGCGCCACGTGCCGATAGCTGATCGACTCGCCCGCAGGCGCGTGGATATACCCGTCGCGCGCCCATAGGGGATACGGCAGCTTGTCCCGCAACTCGCGGGCCTGCAGCGTGTCACCCGGTGTCCACGCCTCGATCCAGGCGTCGTACAGCGGCTTGTCGTGCTCGTCCGTCCCCGTCTGGACGACTGCCGCAATCGCCGTGATGTCGCGGTTCTGCGACAAGTCCATCCCGAGGAACACGTCCTCGCCATGGTGCTCCGCGGGATCGAACTCGTGGAGGCAAGGCTCCAGCGTCGCTCGCGTCATCCACGCGGTTTCCGCATCCGTCCAGACGCAGAAGTGCAGGCGGAGAATGCCGTTCAACTGGCCCGGAATCGCCTTGGCCTGCGCCACGATCCCAGCCAGCGTTTCCTCTTCCATCGTGACGCCGAGAAGGGGATTGGCCTTGATCCAACACGTCGGATCGTTCAGCGGGTCGTCGCCCTCATCGAGCGAGCAGACATAGCTGAAGGTCGAGTCGTCCAGCGGTTCACCGACAAATGTCGGATCGTTCACGGCCTCCGTGTGCCCCGCCGCCACCTTGACGGCGTGCTCGTGCTCCTCCCACGCCACGGAATTTCGGTCCGTGCCGCTGTTGGTGATCATGAACAGCAGCGGGTTGCGGCGGAACTTGAAGCCGCGCTCCAGCATTTCGAGGATCTTGCGATCAGGCAGCTCGTGCACCTCGTCCCCGAGCACGAAGTACGGACGCGGGCCAGAACCCGTCTTGCCCGTGTCTCGTGAAACGGGCCGGAAGAAGCTCCCGCTGGCATGGTGGGCGATGTTGTATTCCCGCCCCGGGCCGCCGCTGAACTCCGTGCGCTTCAACAACGCCGGAGACTGCTTCACCATCTTCACCGCGTCGGCGAACAGAATGCCCGCTTGCTCACGCTTGGCCGCGGCGGCGTAAATCTGCGCCCCCGCCTCCCCGTCGGCCACCATGCCGAACAGGCCGATGCCACCGGCCAGTGGTGACTTACCGTTGCCCTTCCCCTGCTCGACGTAGGCACGACGGAACCGCCTTCGGCCGTCTTCCCGTTTCCAACCGAACAGCGACCCCACGATGAAGGCTTGCGATGGATGTAGCTCAAAGGCGCGGCCGTCGAACTGCCCTTCCGAGAGCTTCAGCACCCCCTCGAAGAAATCGAAGGCGTACTGCGCGGCCTCGTGGTCGAACCACAAGCCGCGCTCATGGCCGTCCTGCAGATCCTTGAGATGACGCCTGCAGGCGTTGCGGACGTGCGGCCCCGCGACAATCTCGCCAGAGACAACCGCCTCGGCGTAGGCCCTAGTTCGGTCGGCCAAAGAATCGGTCTGCCGGATCGCTGTCGTCGCCGGCATCGTGGTTCACCTTCGTCTCGTCGACCGGCGTCGCCCCGAGCTTCGACAGGATCGAACTGAGGGCTTGCGTGGCCGAGACGCCGAAATCAGCCTCATCCATTCGCGCCGTCCAGATGCACGCCAGGCGCAGCAATGGACGATGTACCGAATGCAGCCATGGCATCTCCGCTGCGTACTCAGCCCACGCTTCCTTCTGCGCATCGGTCATGCGGAGATACGGCTCACCCAGCGGGCGGGTCCGCTTGGGTGCCTTGCGCTCGGCGAATCGGCCGGGGTCATGCAACGCCGCCCCCGATACCTCGGCCTTCATAGCGGGCAGTCGAGGCTTCGGCATTCAGGTCGTCTTGGGAATTGCGGATGCGAAAAATTCAG